TTAACGCATTCTCGGCTTGCCGCCGGCGAAGAACACCTGACCATGCACCCTTACGCGGTTGGGGATATCGTCGAACGGGACGAGGTCGGGCTCATATGCCTTGTTGTCGGAGATGATCTTCAGGTCGCCGTTGTTGAGCACCTGCAGGCGCTTCAACAACAGCCGGTCCACGTCCAGCGAAAAGACAAAGATGCCGCCGCGCTCGACGACGCGCCACTCCACATCCTGGACCACCATGATCAGGTCGCCGTCCATGATGGTGGGCTCCATTGAATCACCCATCCCTTCCAGCATCCCGACAACGGCGTTCGGCGGCGCCCAAGGTGGGAGATTGCGCCGAAGCCAGTCGCGCCCGACAGCGAAATACTCGTCGATGTTCTCCGAGACGACCAAGGCACCGGCGCCGGCCGAGGCGCGGATATCGTAGCGAGGAACCGTGATCCCGTTCGCCCAATGGGGCGCCGGCAACGAGCGATCCGCCGTTTCCCCACCCACAAACCACGCGACCGGGATACCCGTCGCTTCCGCAAGAGATTGCACAAACCCGAAGGGGAAGTCGTCGCCTTCTACATAACGTTGGATCTGCTTGACGGACTTCCCGAGTGATTCGACTAGACCTTCATTCCCCAGCAGATAGCGAGCCCTGAAATACCCGAACCGAATGCGGTCAGGAACGGACAAATTTGTCCCTTTTGGGAGCTCGCCCCTTTCCGCAAGCTCCCGAAATTGCTCACGCATTCCGGCCGGCGTTGGGATCCCTGGAGCTTTCGAGCTTTTTCCTCGCCCGATATGGACGGATTTGGCTTGCTGATCGGACAAATTTGTCCTACTTTCGCTTTGCTTCCACGTTCGTGGACGTTCACCACCGAAAGAAGGGAGGCCTGGCAGGGCCTCCCTTCACCACCGGAGCAGATGATGGACCCGATCGAACGGGCGAGCAAGATCAAGGACGCCCTCTTCGTCCGCGGCATTACCCTTTCCGATGTCGACCGCCGGTTCGGGCTGACCGATGGCACAGCCCGTACGACGTTGCGCGAACCGAACTCGCGCGGGGAAGAGGCGCTCGCCGCTGCTCTCGCTTGTGAACCCCATCAGCTGTGGCCCGAGCGCTACGACGCCAGCGGCCAGCGGCTTTCGCCTCAACCCTCCGCAAACTATCGCCGCCCCCCGACGATGGCGCAACGTAGAAACCGCAGGGCCGCTTAGACATGCCGCCTGTCAAATCCTCACGTCCTGGTCACCTCGACGGCAACCCCTTTTTCGTCCGGCTGGAACCTGACCCCCGCTTTCTGCTCGGCTCCGTCCTGGTCGGCATCCTGATCGCCGGTTTCGTGCTCGTCGGCCTCTCTTTGATGGGGGCTTTCTGATGGCCGGCCTGACCCGGAGGCAATCGGAGCTGCTCGCGTTCCTCAAGGCCTATCAGGCGGCGAACGGCTTCAGCCCCAGCTACGCGGAGATCGCCGCACACCTCGGCCTCAATACCAGGAGCAGCGTCAATCGCATGGTCGATGCGCTGCAGGCTCGGGGTGCGATCCGCCGCCGCAAGGGACTGAAGCGCAGCCTTGAGATCATCGAGAACGAAGGCGCCGAGCGACTTCTGCGCCGGCTCGTCGATGCCATCCAGTCCGATGATTGGCGCGCGATGACACGGGCGACGAACGAGGCGACGCGTTTTCTCGGCAGGTCAGCATGAGCAAGCCTGCCGCCGTCTCGCCCTGGATGACCAGCGACCCGCGTATCAACGCGCAGATCGATGCGGCGTTCAACGCAGTCTGGTCTGCCTTTCCGTATTTCGAGCTTTCCGAGATCCTGTTTCCGCGACGCGGCAACTGCTTGGCCGGTCTCGCCCGCCAGTGCTTCCTGCACATCCTGGTCAACACCTTCCGCCTGCCGAAAAAGCGCCTCGCCGTCTGGGGCAACGCCGGCCTGCCGAAGATCAAGAGCGCCTGCCGCTCCATCGAGCGCCGCCGCCAGTCCGATCGTTTCGCCGACTGGTTCGATGCGATCGCGGCCGATGCCGCACGCCGTTTCTCCAAATCGGAGTATGTCCATGGCTGAACTCAAGACCCTTCCGCTCGACAAGGTGCTGGTGCCGGCACGGTTGCGGGACGTGGAGGAAGACCACGCCTTCATGATCGGCCAGTCGATCACCCGCGTCGGCCTGCTTAACCCGATCACCGTCCGCGCAACGCCCCGCGCCGAACGGCCCTGGACGCTGGTCGCCGGCGCCCACCGGCTTCGCGGCAGCGAACTGATTGGCCTGAAGGAGATCGACGCCATCGTCGTCAAGGCCGACAAGCTCGACGGCGAGCTCGTCGAGATCGAGGAGAACATCTACCGCAACGAGCTCTCTGCCCTCGACCGCGCGATCTTCGTGCGCCGGTATCGCGAGCTTTGGGAAGAGAAGCACGGGAAGATTGAGCGCGGAAATCCGCAGCTCTCCAATTCCGTCAACTTGACGGAATTGGCCGAGGATAGCGCCCAAGGCCATTTCTTCAAGCGCGTGTCCGAGCGTCTCGGTCTATCGCGCAGCGCAATCGAGCGGGCGCAGTTCGTGGGCCAGAAGCTCACGCCCGAACTGCGCCGCACGCTTCGCGGGACCCCGATCGCCGACAACCAGAGCCGCCTGATCAAGCTGGCCGGCATGGAACCGGAGCGGCAGAAGAAGATCGCCATCGCCTTCGCCGAACAGCCCGACCTCGACCGGGCGCTTGATCTCACGGATCCCCACGCCAAGGCGAAGGCCAGTCAGACCGCCCAGGATGAGTTACTGGCGCGGCTGAAGTCCACCTGGGCAAGGACCGACGAAAAGACCCGAGCCGCCTTTCTCCAGTTCGTGGCCGCCGCCAAGAAGCCCAGGGACAAGTTGCCGACCCTCACCGAACTCCTCAAAGCCACCGCCGACGACGCCGGGGCATCAGAGCCGGACCCGCGCCAGGTGACGATCTTCGACCTGCAGGGCGGTGACCGGCCATGACGAACCGCACGTGTCCGACCCTGCACTGCACCGAACCGGTCCCGGCCGGTCCGCACGCCGTGTTCTGCGCCGAGTGCCATTTCCGGCTCCCGTACCGCACGACCAGCGAGATCTTCGCGCTGCAGATCGCCTGCGCCCGTACCGACGATGCCGACCAGAAGGCGTATCTGCGCGAACAGATCGATGCGCATGTCCGCATAGCGGCCCGCAGCCTGGAGGCGCCGGATGCCGCGTAAGCCGAGCAACCCAGCCCAGGGCGATCTGTTCTATGCGCCGGTCTATCCCAGCCGCGTCGCCGATCAGTCGGTTGACGTGACCGGCTTTCGAGGCCGGCTCAAGCGTGCCATGAGCCGGGCGCTGAAGGAATGTCCGCACGGCCGCGCCGAGATCGCCATGCGCATGGCAGTGGCGCTCGGCCAGGACAGCTTTTCGCTCGCCACGCTGAACGCCTATACCGCCGAGAGCGACAGCAGCCATGATATCAGCCTCGTACGCTTCAAGGCATTCGTGCGCGCCACCGGCGCGACCTGGCTGTGGGACCTGGTCGTCTCCGACGACGGCCTCACCATGCTGGTCGGCGACGAAGCCCGCCTCGCCGAGATCGCCCGCGTCCAGCAGGAAAAGGCCGCTCTCGACGAACGTCTGCGCGAACTCAAGTCGACGCCCGTGCGCGTCATCCGGAGGGATCGCGGATGACCCGGAGGGAATGGTTTTCACCGGCGGAGATCGTGGCGGTCCGCTCACCGGACCTGCCCGGTTCGGTGCGGAACCTCAATGCGCTCGCGGACGCCAGGAACTGGCGGGCGGACCCCGCGAGGGCGCGGCGAGCCGGCGGCCGGGGCGGCGGATGGGAATATCATCTATCGCTCCTGCCGCCCGGCGCGCAGGCTCGCCTGCTCCTGCAGCATGGTCCTGCCGTCCCCGAGGTCGAGGAACCCGGCATTGAGGACGGCTCGAAGGAAGCATGGGCGCGCTTCGACGCGCTGTCCGACAAACAGAAGGCCGAATGCCGCCGCCGGCTTGAATGCCTGGACCGCGTCGAGCAGCTCGCTGGCGAAGGCATCGGCGCCACAGCCGCCGTCGTTCAGGCCGCCTCCTGCAGCGGCGTATCGGCAGCATCGGTCTACAACTGGCAGAAGCTGGTGCGGGGCGTTCCGCGCGCCGACTGGCTGCCCGCCCTGGCAGCGGACTACAAGCCGACGTCCACCTTCTCTGACTGCCACGAGAAAATGTGGGAGATGGTCACCTCGGACTGGCTGCGGCCGGAACAGCCATCCTTCTCCTCCTGCTATCGCCGCGCCCAGAAAGCGGCCTCCCGCAACGGCTGGCTTCCGATCCCGTCTGAACGCGCTCTTCGCAGACGCATCGAGGCAGAGATCCCGGCGGCTGTCATCACGCTCGCCCGCAAGGGCCGGGAGAAGGCCAAGCGGCTCTATCCGGCACAGAAGCGCGTCCGCACCCATTTCCACGCCATGCAGGCCGTCAACATGGACGGCCACAAGCTCGACGTGTTCGTGCGCCTGCACGACGGCCGCATCATCCGCGTCCAGCTGATCGGTATCCAGGATCTCTATTCAGGCACGGTGCTGGCATGGCGGATCTCCGAGACGGAAAACAAGGAGACCGTGCGCCTGGTCATCGGCGATCTCGTCGAGCGCCACGGTATCCCCGAGAAGATGTGGCTCGACAACGGCCGGGCCTTCGCCTCGAAGTGGATCACGGGGCGGATGCGGACCCGTTACCGTTTCACCATCCGCGACGAAGATCCACAGGGCATCCTGCTCTCGCTCGGCATCGAGCCGAAATGGACAACGCCATACGCCGGCCAGTCCAAGCCGATCGAGCGCGCCTGGCGCGACCTCGCCGACCAGATATCCAAGCATCCTTTTTGCGCCGGCGCCTATACCGGCAACAGCCCAGACGCCAAGCCGGAGAACTACGGCAACGCGGCCATCCCGATCGACGAGTTTCGCGCCCATGTCGCCCGCGAGATCGCCGAGCACAACGCGCGCCCCGGCCGCAAGGCGGCTGCCTGCCGCGGCCGCTCCTTCGACGAGACGTTTCGCGAGAGCATGGCCGATCCCGCCACCGTGGTGACATGGCCGACGGAAGCACAGCGTTCGCTCTGGCTGCTCGCGGCCGAGCAGATCACCGCCCAGAAAGGCACCGGCGAGATCCACTTCTTCGAGAACCGTTACTGGTCGGTCGAGATGAACGCCCATGCAGGCCAGAAGGTCACTGTGCGGTTCGATCCCGACCGCCTGCAGGAAGACGTCAAGGTCTACACGCTCGACGATCGCCTGATCTGCACCGCGCCCTGCATCGCCGCCACTGGCTTCGACGACATGGACGCGGCGCGCACTCACGCCCGCGACCGCAGCGCCTATCAGCGAACGCTGCGGGAGCAGGCCCGCCTGCACCAGAAGCTGTCAGCGGCCGAGCTGGCCCGTCTGTATGGCAGCGAGGAACCGGCGCCGGCGGCCGAACCGACCAGGCCGGCAGTCAAGCGGCTGGCCGTCGGAAACGGCGGTGCGGTGCCGGCGGCAGCGCAGGCAGACCAGCCGGAAGACATCGAGGACAGCTTCGCCGCCGGCCTCGCCTTGCTGCGCACCCAGCGCCAGAGCGAAGCCGACATCATCCCATTCACGCCGCGCCGGGAGGACGGCTGAAAAAGAAAAGGCCGGGATGAACCCGGCCGGAAACGGCCCAAACGGGCCAATTGCACGAGGAAGCCTATACATGAACATCGAAGCAAATTCAATCTGGCAACCACCGGCCCAGGAGCCGGATATCGCCAGCGATCGCCCCGGCCGTTCGGATGCCGACCTTGCCGCCTGGCGCGACCTCACCGCCCGCGTCATGGATATCGCCCGGCGCAACGGCTGGTCGAAGGCGGAGGCGGCCCGGCGCATCGACATGCCGGACGGCACGTTCAGCCAGTGGTACGGCGGCAACTACACCGGCCGGCTCGACACCCAGAACCTCAAGGTGGCCCGCTGGCTCGAAAGCACCGAGAGCGCCGCGGCGCTCGCCCAGGCGCTACCCGACGCCCCCACCTTCGTGAACACGCGCACCGCCCAGGAAATCTTCCGGACCCTCGAGCTGGCGCAGATGTCGCCCGACATGGTCATCATCACCCTGGCGGCTGGCATGGGCAAAACCCATACGACCCGCCACTACTGCGCGACCAGGCCGCACGCTTTTCGCGTCACCATGCGCCCGCAGACGAAGACCTGTCACGCCATGCTGGTCGAGATTGCACGGTGCCTCGCCGTCATCGAGACCAACCCGGCCAAGCTCGACAGCGCGATCGGCGCCCGCCTGCAGCGCAACGGCCGCCAGACGCTGCTGATCATCGATGAGGCGCAGAACATCGAAGACCGCGCCGTCGACCAGCTCCGCTACTTCCTCGACGAGTATGGCTGCGGCATCGCGTTAACCGGCAACACCAGCGTCTACGGCCGCTTCAAGGATCGCCAGGGCGGGCCTGACTATGCGCAGATCAAGACCCGCACCGGCAAGCGGCTTAACCGCCACCAACCGTATCCGGAAGACATCACCGCGCTGATCGACGCCTGGGAAATCCACGACGCCGAGCAGCGTAAGCTGCTCACCGGGATCGGCCGCAAGCCCGGTCACCTTCGTCAGATCGACAAGACGCTGCGCCTCGCCTTCCTACTGGCGGCGGGCGAGCGCGCACCCCTGTCGGTGAAGCACATCGCCGCGGCCTACCAGAACCGCGAGTGGGAGGACTGACCATGGCCAAGATGTCCCTGGAGCTTTCTGACGGCCTGCAGCAGCTCAAGCGGCTGTTCGTCGACTACCAGCACGAGCCGCGGGTCCTCGAACCGGACGACGCCCGCATCATCCAGCAGTGCATCGAGCTCTGCTATGCCCGCGCCCGCGAACTCGAAAACGAGGTAAGCGCCAAGCGCTGGAATGACGAAGCGCGCCGCGACCGTCTCGTCGAAATGGATCGCATCCTCTCCGAAATCCAGCGGCCGGGCACCAACGTCATGCTGTTCCCCGTCGTGGAGCGGCCGATCTTCGAGGGGTCGAGCAGGCTATGAGCGAAGCACTTCGCGCGGCCGCCGCGGCCGTAATCATCCCCGACGTCGCAGGCCGTATCGCCGCCAGTCCCGAACGGCAGGCATCGCGCGCTACGCCTGCCGAGGTGCTGGCGCTGGCCTGGGCTGCCGAGGGCCTCACGGCCGTCGTCATCGAGGCGCAGCTTCTAGTGCGTGCACTGGAGCTGCCGATCACCGGCGGCGACGCCAACGACGCGGCGCGCGACCACGCCATCCAGACCCAGATGGGCATCCTCAACAACCAGTTCGCCGCCCTGTTCGGCGAGAAAGGAGCCTGAAACACATGGAAACCGCAACCGAAGCCGCCACAACGGACGGCGTCACCATCGTGGCCGGCCAGCCCTGCATGAGGGACGCCAAGGGCCGCTGGACGCCGCTCGAGCTCATCAAGCCCCAGCACAAGCTGGAAGACGAGACGGTGCGCAAGATCATGGGCCATGCCAGGGCGCTCTCCGCCCAGGTCGGCCGGTTCCGCGGCCACACCGCCACCGATCTCGGCGAGTTCGACGCCATCCTCGACCAGGAATATGGCGGTCGGCCGCGCGGCGCCGTCAAGGGCAACCGCACCTACCAGACCATCGACGGGCTGATGAAGGTGCAGGTCCAGGTCGCCGACCTGATCGACTTCGGCCCCGAGCTGCAGATCGCCAAGGAACTGATCGACGAGTGCCTGAACGAATGGGCCGTCGACGCCATGCCCGAGATCCGCGCCGTTGTAACCCGCGCCTTCAACACCGACCGGCCGGGCCAGATCAACCGGGCGGACGTGTTCATGCTGTTGCGCCTCGACAGCCAGGACGCGCGCTGGAAGCGCGCCCAGGACGCTATCCGCGACGCCATGCGCGTCGTCGGCTCGAAAGAGTACCTGCGCTTCTACGAGCGCGATCGCCCGGACGCGCGCTGGCGCGCCGTCACCATCGATCTCGCCAAGGCCTGAAGGAGGACGTCATGGACAATACGCTGGAAAAGAACCTCGCCGCGGCGCTGGAGGAAGACATGGCCGCCTACGACGCCGGCAAGCCCGCACCGGCGCCCACCGTCGCAGGACTCTACGTCTCGGCCGACGAACACTTCAGGGCGCTTGCCTGGAACAAGGCCGGCCTCGCGGCGCTGAAGGACCGCTGCGCTCGCGACGTCGCCGAGCTGCTGGAAGATCGTCGCCTCGAAGAGCAGAGGCATCTTGAGCGCCTCGCCAAGATCGATGCGGAGATCGCGGTCATGCACGACTACGAACGCAAGGAGAGCGAGATGTGGGAGCGCTACATCGCCGCCTCCCGCAGCGCCGCCATGGAGCTGCTGGCATGACGCTCTATCATGAACTGCTCACCGAACTGATCCCGCTGGTGGAGAAGAAGCTGGAGGCGCACAGAGCGGAGGCCGGCGAGTTTCATTTTGCGAACTATGACGCCTGGGAGAAGCGCTGCGCCCTCGCGGACGAGCGCATCAGGGAGTTCTTCAGCGAGCGCTACGACGCCCGCTTCACCGAACATGGCGACACTCACACAGTCCACATGGCCGGCTTCCGCTCCAGCTCGACGAGCGGCTGGGCCGGCGCGCTGCGCAACTGGCAGAGTTCGGCCGAGAAGAAGCTCGCCGCCCACGGCGATCTCGACGGCTTCAACCCGCACGGCTCCGGTCCGGTGCCGATCGAGCCGAGGGAGGGTTGAGGCGATGGCTTGCGATTGCATCACCAGGACCAACGAGAAGCTGGCTTCGCGCAACACGCGGCTCGTTTCCACTTTGGTCTTCACCAAGCCGGGCGGCGAGTACCCACTCATCCGGACCGAGCAGGTAGAGAGCGGTCGAGGCAAGGCGAAAGCCTGCGCGATGCTCCCGTCCTACTGCCCGTTCTGCGGCGTCAAGTACAAGGCGGAGGAGTGAGGCGATGAACATCCATGAACTTATGACCGATCGGGCGGACCTCGCAAAAACCTACGCAGCCGACGGGGCTTTCCACAGCGCCGCTCGCATTTTGAGCGATCTGGCGGAGAAGGTGCAGGAACACGCAGACTATTGCGATGCCTGCCTTGCGGAAATGATGGCGCGGGTGCCCGAGGAAGACTGCCCTGGCCACGTCAGCAGCATCATGGACCCGAAGGTCTGCGGCCGCTGCGGCACCCATGTCGACAGCCTGCGGCCGGAGTGAGCTGATGAAATCCGTCATCCTCGCACCCTCGCAGCGCGAACTGGCAGGCCGCCTCATCAACGTGCTCAACGGCTCCGAGACCGGCGACGGCCTGACGGCGATGGCCTCAATCATCGCCGCCACCATCAATGACCGTGCCGCCGGCGACGCCGATGTCGCAACCGCCGATGCCGCCTGGTACGCGGACCTGATCCTCACCACGGTCCAGGCTGGCCTTCGCGGCGAGCTGCTGCGCAACGACGAGGCGCCGATCGACGTGAGGTACGTGCTGTGAGCGACCTTTGCCCGTGCTGCAGGCAGCCGCTGCCGGTCAACGACGCCCTCATCCTCGACGAAGGCGGCATCGTCGTCTGCAACGGGCGGGTGGCGGCGCTGACCTGGCAGGAGCACGCGCTGCTGGAGATCCTCGTCGCGGCAAAGCATCAGGTTCGGTCGAGGGAGCAGCTGCTCGACAGGATCTACTCCCTGCGGCCCAACGATCCGCCCGAGATCAAGATCATCGACGTCTTCATTTGCCACATCCGCAGGAAGCTGAAGCCGCTCGGCGTCCAGATCCAGAACGTATGGGGCCGCGGCTATCGCCTGCTGCCGGCCGAGGAAAGGAAACCCGCATGAGCGACATCAACATCCAGATCGGCGAGAAGCCGGACCTCGAATGGGTGCGGATCGACCGGATCGACGTCGACCGGAACTACCAGCGCCCGCTGAAGCCGAGGCTGGTTAAGAAGATCCTGGCGAAGTTCGCCTGGCGCAAGTTCGGCGCCGTCGTCCTCTCCCGCCAGGAGGGGGGGCGCTACACAATCGTAGAGGGCCAGCATCGCTGGAAGGCGGCCAGCCTGCACCCGAACGTGACCGAAATCCCTGCCATCGTCGTCGAGCACGCCGACACCGCCGACGAGGCCGGCAGCTTCCTGGCCATCAACCGGGACCGCCAGGCCGTCACCTCGGTCGAGCAGTATTGGGCCGGGCTGACGGCCGGCGACGAATGGGCCATGGCCGTCTCCAGGGTGCTGCAGGCGGCGAACTGCGACGTGGTGCCGGAGCCGGGCCACTATCGCCCGAACCTGACGGCATCGATAGGCGCGATCGACCGCTGCCTGAAGCGTTACGGCCATGGCGCCACGCGCCGCGCCCTGCTGGTCATCCGCGCCGCCTGGCCCGACGACAGCAAGAGCCTGCGCGGCACGCTCATCACGGCCCTGGCGCGCATCATCCGCGCCAACGACAAGACGATCAACGAGGCGGACCTTGCCAACGCGCTGCGGCGCGAGAGCTTCGCCAAGCTCACCGCCCATGCCGAGGCGTTCCGCAAGCTCTCCGGAGGATCGTCGGAAACCGCGCTCTCGAAGGCGCTGGTCGAGATCTACAACAAGGGCAAGCGCGTCAACCAGATCGTGATCGGGGCGCAGCTATGAGCTTCGGCTACATCTCGCTCGACCGTCCCGGCACCGCGCTGCGCGGTTACAGCCATTCCGGCGCCGGCGCCAAAACGTTGGTCACCATCAAGATCGAGGTGACGGACCCGCACGAGCTCGGCTGGCTCCTCGAGGAGCTGGCGGCTGCGCAGAAGGAGGCGGCCACCCGCCGCGCTGCCGAGGCCGCTCGGGCGAAAGCCGAGAAGAAGGCGGCGAAGGCAAAGCCCCGCGAGATCGGCCATCAGGTGCTGCTCGGCCTGCCGTACTACGGAGGCGAGAAATGACCGGCGCGAAAAAGAAGCTCTCGCCCGCGATGCGCAAAGTTCTCGAAAACCTCATTGCCGGTCGCCGGCCTAACCACGGCTTTCCCGGAGGGCGGTCAGTCTCGGGCGACCTATCCGGCACCTACGTGGCGCTGTTTCGCCGCCGTTTCATCGATCCGAACACCGGCAAGGTGACGGAAGCTGGCCGGAGCGCGCTGGGAGATCGGTCATGATACCCGATCTGTTTGGCGCGCGTCCTCGGGCGCTACGCCGCTTCATGATGAAGGCCACGGATCACGGTGAAGCGCCTGGTCTTATGCCAGGCTGGAAAACGACCGAGGGAGCCTACTTCGTTTGCCCGCGATGCGACCACGACGCTGGCTGGCTCTTCAATCTTACCCCTAGCGAGATTCGTCGCGGTCTTCCGTGCCCAGCCTGCAATCCAACCGAGGTGAAGCAATGAACGCGCTCGCCGCCATCCATGTCGCCAAGAAGCAGCTCGGCCTGGACGACGACACCTACCGCGCCGTCCTGGTCCGCGTCACCGGAAAGGACAGCGCCAAGGCCATGACGCAGGCAGAGCGGGACAGCGTCGTCCAGGAGCTGCGTCGTCAGGGTTTCAAACGGTCTTCTAACGCCGGTCGAAAGCCGCTCGAAGGCAAGTTCGCCCGCAAGCTGCAGGCGCTGTGGATCGCGGGGTGGAACCTCGGTGTCGTCCGCGAGCGCGACGACAAGGCGCTGGTCGCCTTCGTCGAGCGCCAGACCGGCCTGTCGCATGTGCGCTTCCTCCACGACGCCGGTGATGCGCTCAAGGCCATCGAGGCGCTGAAGGGCTGGCTGGAGCGCGCCGGTGTGAACTGGTCGACCGGCTCCGACCGGCCGGCGTGGCTGCGGCAGCCAGGCGCCCAGATCGCGGTGGCGCAGTGGAACATCCTGGTCGCCAAAGAGGCCGCTCCCGGTGACATACGCTGGTTTCGCAATTTCGTCGCGGATCTCGCCCTGCCGGTCGACCAGATGGCCAACGGCGATTGGGTGCAGGTCATGAACGCGCTCGGCGAGCGTGTCAGGAAGGTGAAGACATGAGCGCCGCTTGCGTCTGGGTGAGAGATTGTCGATGCGAATGGACTTCCGCCAACCGCGTGTATTGGGATGGCGCGCTCGGCTTGCTCTCGATCGAACATGACGGCCTGATCACCTGGGACGAGTTGCAGGACATCAAGAACGAGATCTGCGGAGAGGAACGCGCAGCGATCGAGGTCTATCCGCCGGCCGACCGCGTCGTGAACAACATCGCCATGCGCCACCTGTGGATCCTTGGCTCTGACGACTGGTGGCCAGATCTCTGCCGGGAGGGCAAGCCTGCACCCACCACCTTGCGCGAGCGCTACCTCGCCGCGCGGATCGGGGGCGCCAGATGAACAGGATCGTTCGCGGGTTGGATAATCTCGCCGCGCAGCGGCCTCGGACTCCTGAACCTGAGCAGTGCTGTAGCTTTTGCGGCTGCTCGGCCGGTGGCCTAGTGGTTGGTCCGGCCGCCCAGATTTGCGACCAGTGCGCCAGTGTTGCCCTGGGCATGTTTCTCGTGGCCGGCCGAGACGCTCTCTCCTTCTTGGATGACTATCGGACCATCTTTCAGAGGGCGGTTCGCGAATATGGACGTCTCGAAGGAGAGACACCCCGCATCGCAATGAATGGCGGTGCGAAATGACCAGGCGCCGGGTCGGCAGGGTGAAGATCGACTTCTCTGTGATCGAGCGGTTCGCCGCCCTGGAGGGTGTCCGGACGCCGATGCCGGTCTTCGGTGAAGACTGGGCTCTGTCCCGGAAGTCATCGCTCCATCGCAGGAAGGACGGCAGCTACACGCTCTGCCTCATCTGGAAATCTGCCGACGGCTTCACGATGTCGGGCACCTATCGCGGCCGGCGGCTGGAGGCGAGATGAGCGCTGTCGCTTCAGTTCAGGAAGCCGTAGCTCTTGGCAACGCGCCTGATCTGGGTGCAGTGCGCGGTCTTCTGCGAGGCGGACATGTCTGCGAAGCCCATGCGGATACCGTCGACTTGCATCTGCAGGAAACCGGCGAAGCTCATGTCATCGGCTGGCACCCGCTTCTCGATGAAGGCCGCGATGGCCGGCTGGTCGAAGGTCAATCCGCACAGCTCCTCGGCTGCCAGAACGTTGCCGAGCTCGTTAGCCAGAACGAGAGCATTGTAGGCAGCGTGAGCGGCGGACATGCTCGCCCCCATGGCGAGCAGTGCGGCTGTGAGCTTCAGCTTCATGGGTGTTCCCTCCTGCCGGCTTCGACCGTAGCGCGGTGCCGTCCCCATCACAAGCCGGTGGTGCCAGTATGAGGCAGGACCGCAACGAGGCGCTGACGGCAGAGCTGATGGAGCTGCTGGGCGAGGCCGACTTCCTGCGGCTGGTGGAAGAATATGGCGGGATCCGCCTCAAAGTTCCCGTCGACCTCTCGCCGTTGGTCGAGAAGCTCGGCGAACGTGCGGCCGTCAAGCTCGGCCAGCGGTACTCTCGCTCATACCTGCGCGTGCCACTTGCCCGTTCGGTGCGGGCGCGGCACTATCGCGCGATCGGGCGCTCGAATGCGGAGATCGCTCGCCTGCTCGGCATCGCCGAAACCAGCGTCGACAAGCTGTTTCGCCGGATGCCAGGGAAGCCGGTGAAGGGCAGTCGAGATCCGCGCCAGATCGAGCTTTTTCCCAGGTGACGCACAATGCCCGCGATGGCGGGCATTACGGCCCGCCATAGCGGGCGGCATGGTGCTCCGTATACTGCGGAGATCTCCATGCGCGAAAACTTCCAGAAGTGCCTTCAGGTCACGCTCGCCTATGAGGGTGGCTGGGCCGACAATCCCAAGGATCCCGGCGGGGCCACTATGAAGGGCATCACGCTGGCGACGTACCAGCGCTTCTTGCCCGGCGCCACCAAGACCCAGCTGCGCAACATCTCGGCCGAGAACGTCGCGAAGATCTACCGCCAGGACTACTGGCAGGCCGTCAACGCTGACACGCTCGCCGCCGGTGTCGATCTCGCGACCTTCGACGGCGGCGTCATGTCCGGCCCGCCGCGCTCGAAGAAATGGCTGCTTGCCTCGCTCGGCGGCTCGGACGATCAGACGGTGAAGAAGATCTGCGCCAAGCGCCTCGGCTTCGTCCAGTCGTTGAAGATCTGGAAGACCTTCGGCAAAGGCTGGGCGCGTCGCATCGCTGCGATCGAGGCGAAGGGCGTGGCCTGGGCGCTGGCGGCCACACAGCCGGCAGCGACGGTCAAGGCGAAGCTCCTCGAGGAGGAGAAGGGGGCGAAGGGTCGGGCCGGCAACAATGCCGTCGCAGCCACCGGCGTAAGCACCGCCACCGGCGCCGGCGGCAGCGATGCGGTGGTCAACCCGCAGCACGTCGACATGATTTCTGGCTGGGCACTGGCCGGCGTCGCCGTGCTGGCGGTCGGCGTGATCGTCCTGCTGGTCGTCCGCGCCAAGATCCACAACCAGCGCGCGGCCGCCTACGCGGCCGAGGCCGAAGCGATCGGGGCTGCCTGATGCTGGCCGCGATCATCCTCACCGTCATCGTCTCGATCGGGTTCATCCTTGCTGGGCTCGGCATGATTTTCTTGGCGTACATGGCCGAAGCGATGTCGCCGATCCCCGGCAAGACCCACACGCTGGCCGGCAAGTTCGCCGCCGTCGCGGTCTAGGAGGTCGCCATGCTGGAAACCGTCATAGCCGGGGCCTTGATCGACGCAGCCGCCAAGGCCGGCGCGCCGCTGGTGAAGGACCTCCTGGAGAAGTATCTGGGCGGGACCGCGGCCGACATCGGCGGCGCCATCATCGACGTGGTGGCGCAGAAGGCCGGCGTCGAACCGGCCGCACTGCCGAATGTCCCGGCCGATGAACTGCAGGAGGCGGTGCTGGCGGCTGAGGCGGAGACGCCGGAGCTCCTCATCCAGTGGAACACACAGCAGCGCCAGGCGATCGACCTGATGAAGGCGGAGATGGACAAGGGCGGCCCGGCGTGGACCTGGGCGTGGCGCCCGGCCGGCATGTGGATCTTCATCGGCCTGTTCGCCTGGTACGTCGCCGGCCTGCCTGTCGTCAACCTCATCCTTGGCCTCGCCGGCGCCGGAGAGCGGCTCGGCCTCATTGTGGACGTCGGCACGCTCACCACCATGTTCATGTTCTTCTCGGGCTTCTACATGGGCGGCCACATGGCCGAGAGCATCGCCGGCAAGCTGCGCGATGCGATCTCGGGAAGGACCTCCGCGTGATGGATCTCAATCTCCTGATGCCCTGGCTCGGCGCGCTGGCGCTGTTCATTTCCCTGGGCACGTCGATCCATACCATCATGACGGCCAGCTCGAAGCCGCTGGCGGCGCAGATGAAGAAGGCGGAGGAAACCCTCATATCCCACGATCGCCGCATCCAGTCGGTGGAGGACGAACTGAAGCATCTGCCCGACCGGAACATGGTCCACGACCTCCAGCTGACGTTGAAGGACATCCAGATCGAGATGGCTGGCGTGAAGGCGGCTTCGGAGCAGTCCACTCGCACCAGCAGGCGCGTGGAAGAATGGCTGGTGGCGAACAGCAAAGCAGGATCGGCGTGACCTACGAAGAATACACCATTGAAGACATCAGGCTGATCATCCTGCGAGCCCTGGCCGACGAGGACAACGGGACGATGCACGACGGCCGCCTTGAGTTCGAGCTCCGGCGGTTCGGCTACAACAAAACCCGCGACTTCATCCGCAATCAGCTGCTGTGGCTGCAGGATGAGGTGGGTGCGGTCAGGACCAGCGAAGCGGGGAGCGTCATGATCGCCACGCTGCGCAAAGCTGGCCGTGCCCATGTCGATCGCGCCCGGTTCCTGCCTGGCGTGAAGCGCCCCAGCGACGTGGATTGAGCCATGGCGCGCGGCCGCGGCCGGCTGTCCGGCATCGAGCAGTTGCCTCCGGAGGCGGACCATATCGTCGCCCAGGCCGCACAGGCGCTACAGGACCGCGAGCGCACCCAGCTCGATATCTACGAGGAATTCTTCAACGCCCTCAACGCGCTGAAGCGCGAGCATCGCGGCGAGCTGGAATTCACCGTCCCCAGCTTCTCGGCCTTCAACCGCTATTCGATCCGGCTGTCGGCGATGACCCGGCGCCTGGAAGAAACCCGCGAGATCGCCGGTGCCATCGCCGGCCGCTTCAACGCCCAGGCGTCGGACGAACTGACGCTGATCGCCTCGGAGGCGATCAAGACGCTGGTCTACGAGCTGCTCATGGACAGCGGCCGCAGCGGCGTCGACCCCAAGGGCGCCCAGCAGCTGGCCAGCGCGCTCTATCGGGCCACCCAGGCGCAGGGCGTGTCGACCAGCCGTCGCCTTAAGGTCGAGCGGGAGTTTGCGAACAAGGTCACCGAGACGGTCGACAAGGTGGCCAAGGTCGCCGGCCTTTCGGCGGATCGTGCTTCCGAGATCCGCAAGCAGGTCCTGGGATTGCGGTCATGAGCGTCGCCGAGGCGCGCGCCTTCGTGCAGGGAGAGGAAGCTGTCAAACCCGTCCTTTCCCGAAACCCAGCCGAACTGCCGCCCGAACTGCCGCGCGGCTCCGAGCTTCCGGCCGACCACGATCCGCTGGCCGACGGCATCCTCATGCTCCACCAGAAAGAGTGGCTGGAGGATCGATCCGACCTGAAGATCGCCGAGAAGGGCCGCCGCACCGGCATCACCTACGCCGAGGCCCTCGACGACACCATCATCGCGGCGTCCGCCCGCGGCGAAGGCGGCGACAATGTCTTCTACATCGGCGACACCAAGGACAAGGGTCGCGAATTCATCGGCTACGTCGCCCATTTCGCCCGGATCGTGGCGAAGGAGCTGACCGAGATCGAAGAGTTCATGTTCGAGGACGAGCAGGCCGACGGCTCGAAGAAGTTCATCTCGGCCTATCGTGTCCGTTTCGCTTCCGGCTTCAGGGTCGAGGCGCTGTCGTCGAACCCGGCGAACATCCGCGGCCTGCAGGGCATCGTCGTCATCGACGAGGCGGCCTACCACCGCGATGTCCGCAACGTGGTCGACGCCGTCAACGCCCTGCTGATCTGGGGCGGCAAGGTCCGCATCATCTCGACCCACAACGGCGTCCTCAATCCCTTCAACGAGCTGATCCGCGAGGCCCGCGCCGGCAAGAGCCCGTTCGTCGTTCACCACATCCCGTTTCAGGCGGCGGTCGACAACGGGCTTTACCGGCGCGTCTGCCTTACCCGCAACTGGACCTACACGCCCGAGGCCGAGGCCAAATGGGAACGACTGATCCGCGGCTCCTACGGCGCGCGCGAAGCGGCCATGAAACAGGAACTGGACGCCATCCCCGCCGACGCGGAAGGCGCGGCTTTGACGCGGGTCGTGATCGAGCGGGTGAAAGACGCGGCCGTTCCGGTCGTCCGCCTGCACCTGCCGGACAGCTTCAAGGGTCTGGACAAGGACGTCCGCGAAGCCGTCATCCGCGATTTCTGCCGGCAGAAGCTGCAGCCGATCCTGGCGGGGCTCGACAAGCAGCGGGCGCACTGCTTCGGCCAGGACTTCGCACGCTCCGGCGACGTGTCGGCGTTCAAGGCGTACGAGATCGGCCAGGACACGGTCCGCCGCTGCTGTCTCGTCCTGGAGCTGCGCAACGTGCCCTACGAAGCCCAGCGCGACATCCTCTTTTACGTGGGCGATCGTTTGCCGCGCCTCTCCGGCGGCGCGCTCGATGCCACCGGCAACGGTGGCTATCTGGCAGAGGTCGCGGCGCAGCGTTGGGGCGAGTGCATCGTCGAGGTGAAGCTCTCGGCGGAATGGTACCGGGAAAACTCGCCACGCTATATCGAGGCCTTCGGCGACCAGACCGTCACCGTCGCGGCCGACGAGGACGTGATCCGCGACCACCAGGCGCTGCAGTATGTCGGCGGCATCATCAAGGTTCCCGACGATCACCGTCACAAGGGTGAGGACGGACTGGACCGGCACGGCGACACCGCGATCGCCGGGATATTGGCATGGTTCGCCTCGCTCCAGATGACGATCGGCTACGGCTATGAGCCGGCCGGTCAGGGCCAGCGGTCGGATAGCCGCGGCACGCACGATCGAGCGGAACGGTCGATCGATCCCGAACTGCGAGGAGCATTGTGGTGAGCATCGTCAAATCCCTAATGGCCGCTGCCGGTCGCCGTCTCCTCGACGCTTCGGGAATGCCGATCGAGGCCGCCTCGCTTCCTGCCGAACCGGTGGCCGAGGTCAAGGATGCGGCGCCGGCCGAGCGGGCAGGCGCGACCTTGAGCGGTGTCCGCTCGGCGATCTCGGAACATCCCGCCGAAGGGCTGACGCCGGCGCGTCTGGCGCAGATCCACCGCGCCGCCGCACAAGGCGATCCGGAGCTTTACCTCGAACTGGCGGAAGACATCGAGGAGCGCGACCTGCACTACCTCGGCGTGCTCGGCACGCGGAAGCGCTCCGTGGCCCAGCTGCCCATTACCGTGACCGCGGCATCCGAAGCCAGCGACCACAAGAAGCACGGGGAGTACGTCCAGTCCTGGATCAATGACGGCGTGCTGGCCGCCGGCCTGTTCGACATGCTGGACGCCACCGGCAAGGGCTTCTCTGTGATGGAGACCGATTATCGGTCGCATCTCGGCCACCTTTGCCCGCGCGAGTTCATCTGGCGGCCGCAGCGCTGGTTCAACTTCGATCGCATCGACGGCGAGACTGTGCTGTTGCGGGAGGGGACCGGCGACGTGCCTCTGGCTCCGCACAAGTTCGTCATCCATCGCTCGAAGGCCAAGTCCGGCCTGACCATCCGGTCGGGGATCGCCCGCGCCGCGAGCTGGGCGTGGATGTACAAATCGTTCACGCTGAAGGACTGGTCGATCTTCGTGCAGAATTTCGGAATGCCGGTTCGGATCGGCAAGTACGGGCGGAACGCCAAGGAAGAGGAGAAGGACGTGCTTTGGCGTGCCGTGTCGCGGATCGCCGGAGACTGCGCTGCCATCATTCCGGCCGACATGCTGATCGAGTTTCACGAGGTCTCTGCGAAGGCGGCGTCGACGGACCTTTACGAGCGGCGTGCCGACTGGATGGACCGCCAGGTGTCGAAGGCGGTGCTCGGCCAGACGACGACAACCGATGCGGTCTCCGGTGGCCATGCCGTAGCCCAGGAACACCGTCTCGTACAGGAGGACATCGAGCGCTCCGACGCGATCGCCCTGTCGGCGACCGTCAACGCGCAGATCATCCCGAACCTGGTCGCCTTCGAGTTCGGCCCGCAGGATCACTATCCGGTGGTCTCGATCGGCCGGCCCGACGAGGTGCCGCTCGAGGAATTCGCCAGCGCCTTCGACAAGCTCGGGCGACAGGGCCTCACCGCACCGGCGGCCTGGGCGCGCGGCCGCCTCGGCATTCCG